CTCAATAGTCCCAGTCGCCACGCTTCCAAAGCTACCATCCGGCAACGTACCCCACTGCGCTCCACCCCACTGCTGATTGAACCAGCTAGGGAGCCAGCCTGAACGGTACATGTCTTGGAAGGCTGAACCTGCGGCGGGATAGTAGTAGCCGGTGAGGGATTGTTCTGTATTTATTGGGTTGCTCAGAGATGCGTACAGCGTGTCGAAGTACACCTTAAGTGTTGCCTTCAGATTCGCCCATGTGACTTTTCGTAACAGACCTGACACACTATCCCATATACCAACTTCGTCAGCGTCGACCGGCGTTGCTTTATTTGTTGCCGCGTGTATGGTTGCTGCGATATCAACAAGATAATCAGTACCAGCTATCGCAATAGTAGGGATACCGGTCGTGCTTATCTTCAATAGCCCGTCACCGCCAGTCGCAACCATTGCTGAGCCACTTGCGTTGATGTATACGATCTTGTACCCATTACCAGTAAGTGCCGGCATCTTGTCGAAGCCGGCTGCAATGGCCGCAAACTCGGCCCTCATATTTGGCGTAACAACTTGACTGCCTTGCGCCGGAGTCCCGCTCGCATTAAAGAAATCGTTTGACATTATCGTAGGCCTCGTCTCGGGGTGTAGTGAATGATCAGACTGTTGATCGTGAATTGCCCGGTGTAATCGGTATTGTTTGCAAACGTCATTGCGATGTTTTCGGCAGACCCCATCAATTCAATCTCGCTTGGCATTAACGTCTGTCCGTCCCACACCAAACCGCTATCCCAAAACAAACCGCTGTCCCAATTACTGACTGTGAAGTTCGAGGCGTAGCTGACCTGCGCCTGCGGAGCGATGTCGGTCTTTCCGTACCCGAGCGAATAGCTGACGGTGAGCGGCGCATACGTCGAGCCGGTGATTTCCGCCGACGCCTTGCGGAACCGCTTGATGAGGCGCGGCCCACGGATCGCGTCATAATTGAGCGTGATGTACGAATTGATCGCCACTCCATCGAAGCTGGTACCTACATCAAGCTGATGCACATAGCCGTCGTTCGATCCGAAGTACGTGACCTCATTGCCGCTGCTGTCTTCACCTTCCCACACGCAGAACACGGGATCGGGGAAATAAATAGGAAGCGAACCGATAAACTTGTCGTTTATGATTGTGGCATACAGCCCGTAACCGTTGGAGAAGAACAGTCTGTACTGGCTGCGCTCACGATTGGCGCAGCACGCCTGCCCGAACTGACGGTTACTGACAATGAACGGGCGAATATTTGCAGAAAGCGACGCCTGATCGAAGTTGCCGTATGCCAACGTTGCGTTGAGCCCCATAATGCCGCGATCGTCCAGCGAATAGATACCGGCCATGTTCGCAGCGGTGTAATCGATAGCGCCGACGCCATTGTTGTACGTGACAAGGTTGAAGTCGGCGGTCGATGAGCCGTACAGGATAAGCGTATTGTTGCGGGTCTGTACCAGCAGTGCGCCGCCGCTCTGCGAGCCGGGTAGAAGGATTAGATTTGTGATGCGCTCGCCGGCTGATATTTCTGCCGCGCCAAGGATTGCAGTCCATCCGAACGGATCGCCGATGCCGCTGACTTGCAAGCTGGCAACGAATGACAGGATCAGATGGTTCTTGAACACCGCGATATGCTTTGGCGTATCGGTCGGCATTCCTGTAGCGATCGGTGCCAGTACATCGCCATCAAACTCGAAGGCTTTGTTGACGTTATCGCATCCGTAGATGCGAGTCGCACCGGTCGTTCCGCCGAAGTTGCCGGACACAAACTCGAAGTGCCCGCCCGGCGCAAGGGTGATAGATGTCTGCACGCCCGACAGAGTGACCGTGGCACCACCAGACAGCGTTGCAGCGCCTGCCGCAAAGTTTCCACTACCACCGCTCGGCGTCGTGATAACAAACGCGCCAGCGGCAGTTCCTGACCACGCGCCAGACTGTTTGCACACACGCTTGACTGTTGCGGTCACCGCGCCCTGCGTGAGCGTCTCGCCATCGACAGGTGCAGCTGTACCACCGACTGTAAAGCTGACCGTCTTGTAGAGCGGTACAGCGGCCCATCCTGCCGCGCTCGACTTCCACACATCTACAGCTGTACCGCCAGTGTTGTTGCGGAAGGCATAGACGTTGCTGCCGTACTGCACGACGCCACGCACCGGACCGGAGCCTGTAGGTCGGGAGATAGCTGCGCGATAGCTATTGGCAGCCAGTGCGCTATAGGCGGCCGACAGTGATGCCGTTCCGCTCTGGCCGATCGTGCTGTTACACACAGCAACTACAGATACACCAACACGCAGGTTCTCACCGTCCGTGAAACCGCCAGTCGTTGCAGTCAGTACGAGTTGTCCTGTCGGCGTTGCGAGGAGCACGCCGGTCGTTCCAGAGGTCTGCCCGTTGATCGTGTCACCGAGGCTGACACTACCACCCATCGTTACACCAAGGATGGTATAGATTGCAGCTGACGGCGATGCATGCCCATCAAAACGCTCGTAACCAGCAATACGTGTGTAACCACCTGTGACATTGCACTCGTAGTTGATTGCATCACGAGCGACACCGGGTTTCAGAGACAGCGTAGGCGTGACAAGATCAAGACCGCCCTTTAGAGCTATCATCTCGTACATCACGCGAGGCATGTCCATCGGCTTCATGCCAACGGTCCTCCCATCTGGATCATCGGCAACTGATTGACTTCGAGCTTGTCGAGGGCAATACCGTATTCGTTCATACCACGGTTATACGCCTCGCCAGCCGCCTCGTAACCGCCGTAGAACATAAGTGCCCGCCACACGATACCCATGTGGAACGTCGCGGGCATGTCAGGCTCTGCGCTATCACCGGATAACTCGGCAGGTTTTTTGTAGTAGTCGTTCGTCACGGTATGGTCGCCGTTCGGTACAGGTCCGAAAGACAAGGTGTTGTCTGGATTTATCGTGAAGACCAGCGGGCGGGACTGTGCGTACCGGAGCGCACCGTACAGGTAGGAATTGCGAAAGTCGTCGTACTCGACGAAGTTCATAAATATCTCTGTGATAAGACCCTGCGATGTCACGTAGTTACGACACGTATCGAGTGTCCATGTTGCAACGTCAGTTGCCACTGCCGTGTAAGTACCGGATTGGCCGGCGACAGTGACGATGGTTGCCGACTTGCGCATCCACCGCCACGTCGTATGGGCCGACTGGATGTCGAGCCACGCCTGCTGAATCCAGTTGACAACCCGCCCCAACTCGCCCGTTTGATTGACGGTCGTTGTCATAGGCTGTGCCGTGATACCAGCTTCAGCAATAAGCCTATTGCATAATTGGAGCAGAGTCATGGTCTTAGCCCTCGGCCATCAATCGATTGAGCCACTCGATGCCACGCGGCGTGTCTTCCAGAACGGAGAACGGAAACTGCGAAGAGGTCGTGCGGATCACTTCGTTCTGCGGGTTGAGCGACTCTTCGGCCGACTCGTGCTTGGTCTGTACGCTCATCGGTTTCGAGCGGGCCAGCACCTCGACGTACTTGCGGCGCATGATCCACGGCCGACCGACGGGCACCCACTCGGCCTTGCCATTGACATAGAGGTCGATCATCTTGCGCGGATTCTTTTCGTTCAGCGGCTCGACGCGAATCTTGACCAGTTCTTCCATGAACATCATTTCGGCAAAGTCGTTCTTGGTCAGCGACGATACGACAGGCTCGATCGCAATCGATTCACGATCGATCTGCACGTCAAGCGGCGGAAGAATGAAATTACCAGCGGTTTGCTGGCCGACTTCCATGTCGGCGGTATGAGCAAGTTCTTGCATGTGATACTCCTTGTGTGGTTGGTACAGGACAACCCCCTGTTGCCAAGGGGCTGTGGTGTTAGGCCACTTGCGGACGGTCAGGCAGAGTCATGCAATCCACCAGAACCTTCGTGATGCCGGTCTGCGAGGCTTGATTGCTGACACCCATCGTCCATGCCGAGCCGGTCGAGATGACCTTCGTCAGCTGATAGCCGATCGGACAGAGCGTGTCGGGAATGCCGGGGAATTGCGGAGCGTTGGCAAAGACACCAGCGTCCGAGTAATCCACGATCTGACCCTGCACGACCTTGAGTGCTGCGCTGGTATCGAGGCACCAGACGAACACACCGGCCTTGTTGACAGCGATCGGCAGGAACGCGGCACCAGTCACTGCGTCAGTCGTCGGCGTCGCGCCGTTGCTGGCACCCGTGAAGGTGTACATCTTGCCCTTGATGCTGTAGTACATGACGAGCGCATTGGTAGTCGTGGTAGTCGTAGTGGTACCGACAGCCAGACCTGCCTTGGTGAGCATCGCAGTCAGCGGAGTTTGCTGAAGATTATCCATGGTGCTTGTTCCTTTCGTTGTGTAGAGTTAGCCGAGCGAAATGCTCGGATCGAATGCGCCTACCGGACTGACATAAATCGTCGTTGCGGTATCAAGCGCCGTCGAGTTGCCTGTGAATGCTGAAGCATAGGTAATCATCAGATAACCGATGATGGCCTTACCCTCGGGTGTTTGCGGAAACTTGACCGCAGCCGCCGTAGCGCCCTCAGTGCCGAAGCCAACGGTCTTGGTACCCGCCGAATCGACATAGAAAACAGCAACGTTGAACTTGCCTGCGCCGATCGAAAGACCGGTAAGTGCGGGCATGTCCGTCGAGGCAGCGATCGTGACATGCTTGCCATTGGCGACGGCTTGAAAATCGGTAGCACCGACTTTGGCAAGCACACCGCCACCGGCCTTGATGACAAGGCCGGCAGTAGCAAGCGCCTGACTCGACATTCGATCAGCCAGCGCGTTGAGCAAGGGGCGAAGAGCCTCCCGGTCACCGCTGGCCGCAACGGCGGCGAGTTGTTGTGCAACTGTGTTTTGCATAATGATCTCCTTGAACGGAGCCGCTGAACTAGCCGGCCCCTATGGCTTACAGGTTGGTCACGCCAACGTTGGCGACAGCCAGCCAGCCGTAGTTCTCGACCATCGCTGCCTTCCACCAGATCGTGCCGGCGTAGCCACGCTGACCGAAGGGATCGCTCTTCGACTTCTGGCCGGGCGGCAGGAAGGTCTTCC